GCCCCGGTGGGGCGGTCCGACGCGGCGATGCCCCGGTGGGGCCCGATAGGAGGGCTCCACCGTGCCGAATACGTTGACCGCCGTCATCCCCAAACTGCTGGCGCAGGGGCTCCGCGCGCTCCGGCAGCAGGCCATTATGCCCCGCCTGGTCAACCGGTCCTATGAGGTCCTGGCCGGCGCCAAGGGCTCCACCGTCGACATTCCGATCCCGTCCGCCATCGTGGCCACCGCGGTGACGCCGGCCGCCGTGCCGCCGACCACCCCGGACATGGCCCCCACCAACGTCTCGATCGTGATGGATCAGTGGTACGAGGCGCCGTTCTACCTCACGGACAAGGACATGCTGGATGCCGTGGCCGACGTGGTGCCGATGCAGGCGTCCGAGGCCATCAAGGCGCTCTGCAATCAGGTGGACGGCGCGCTGATGGATCTCTACAAGACCGTGTGGAGTTACGCCGGGGTGGCGGGCACCACCCCGTTCGCCGTGGATGCGGCCGAATGGAAAGATGCCCGGGTGCAGCTGAATCGGTGGCTGGCGCCGCAAGACTCTCGGGCGATCGTGCTGGACCCGTCCGCCGAAGGCAACGCGGGCAACCTGCGCGCCTTCCTGGACGCGTCCTTCCGGGGGGACACCAGCGGCATCATCCGAGGGTTCATCGGGGAGAAGCTGGGCGCCATGTGGCTGATGGATCAGAACGTCAAGACCCACACGGCGGGCACCGCGGCCGGGGCCACCACGAACACCGCCGGCTATGCGGCGGGGGTCAAGACCGTGACCCTGGCGTCGGCCGGGACCGGGACCATTCTGGTGGGGGACATCTTCACGTTCGCCGGGCACACCCAGACCTACGTGGTCACCGCGGGGGATGCGGATGTGTCCAACGGCGGCACCGTGTCGTTCGAGCCGGGGCTCCAGGTGGCGCTGGCGGCGTCGGCGATCGCCATCACCCTCAAGGCCACCCACGTGGTCAACCTGGCGTTCCATCGCGACGCCTTCGCGTTGGCGTCGCGGCCCATGCAGGCGTCCGATCCGTTCGGGCTGGGGTTGTTCCAGACGGCCATCGACGAGACGAGCGGCCTGGTGCTGCGGCTCGAGGTCACCCGCGAGCACAAGCGCACCCGGTTCGCGTACGACATCCTCTACGGCGTCAAGGCGGTCCGCCCCGAGCTGGCCGCCCGGATCGCCGGCTAACCCGGGGAGAGGGGAGGCGCACCGATGCCGCCCACACTCGCACCGAATAGCCGCGTGACCGAGTACAAGGTCGTCGCCGATACGTGGACCACGGTGGCGGCGGCCGACGTGGTGCCCACGGGCTTGAAGAAACTCGTCAGCGTGGTGGCCACGCTGGCCAGCGACCTGGTGGACGACCCCATGCACGTCTCGGTGATCATTCCGGCCACCGGGGGCACCTTCACGCTCAAGACCTGGCAAAACACCTCGGGCAGCGACCCCACGCCGGTCGCGGCCACGACGTTCGGCAAGGTGGTGAGCTGGATCGCGTTCGGCTACTGAGCGTTCACGGCGTTCTCGTCGCGCGGGCGTGCGACGCGGCGCGCCCGCGCGCACGCCATCACGCGGAGACCCGGAGGGGGAAGCGATGAGCGAGATTGCCACGATCCGGGTGCGCTACACGGCGTCCGGCCATGAAGCTCTGATCAACCGCGACGACTTCGATCCCGCGCTCCACCAGGTGATCGAGCCGGCCCCGACGCCGCGGTCCCACGAGGCCATCCGCTCCAGCTCGGCGCGCGTCGTCCCGCGACGGCGGCGTGAGGGCTGAACGCGCGGCGATGGCCATCTATCACGTCCGCGCCGCCGCCGATCCCCAGCCTCATGCCCGAAACGGGGCGGACTGCTGGTGTGAGCCCACCGTGGAGGACTACGGGGTCGCGCACGACGGGCAGCGCGCGCGAGTGTACGTCCATCACCCCCCGCTGGCCTTGCCGGTGGCTCGCCGGCCCGGGCGGGAGCTGCGCTAAATGTGCACCGTGGTGGCCACTCCGGGGGCGCTCGACGCCAACAGCTACGTGACCCTGACCGAGGCCGACGCATACATGGAGACGCGCCTGCACGCCACCACGTGGCCGGCGCTGACGGAGGACGACAAGTGCCGCGCGTGCCTCTGGGCCACGCGCTTGCTGGATGCGTGGGTGGAGTGGGACGGGCGCCCGGCCACCTACACGCAGCGGCTGGCGTGGCCGCGGTGGGGATTGCTGACGGTGACGGACGAGGTGATCCCGGAGACCGTGCTCCCCGACAACCTCAAGGCCGCCACGGTGGAGTTGGCGTGGTCGCTGACGGCCGGGGACGTCACCGCCACCCCGGACCCCGTCACGGGGGGGCTGACGGCGGTGACGGCGGGGCCGGTCTCGCTGGAGTTCGTGGGGCCGTCGGCGCGCCAACCGGTGGGCGATCGCATCATTCCCGATGCCGTGTGGGGCCTGATTCAGACGTGGGGCCGGCGGCGCGGGGCCGGGCTCTACGCCCGCGTGGTGCGCGTGTGAGCGCGCCGCACGTGGTCCTCCGGCTGAACGAGATCGGGCGCGGCACCCTGGTCGTCAATGGGGTCTCGCTGGGGCACCTGTGTCGCGCGACCACCATCGAGGGCCGCGTGGGGTCGCTCACCACGGTGACGCTGGAGCTCCATGGGGTGTGCGTGGAGGCGGAGGTGGACGTGCGGACGACCCACTTGGTGGCGTCGCTGGTGCGCCCCACGCGCGTCAGCCCCGCCGAGCCCGACCTCACCGCCCACAGCGACGCGGAGTGGCGGCGGTTCGCGCCGCACGCGGAGGACAGCGGCCGTGGCGCTTGACGGGCTGGTCCGCTCCGGGGTGGCGCTGGCGGATTCGATGACGGCGTCGCTCCAGGCCACGGTCACCGTCGAGGTCTGGCTGTCGCAGGACGGGCTGGGCGCGTCGACGTACGGCCCGCCGCTCGCGCGGCGCGCGCTCGTCGAGGCCAAGGCGCGGCGCGTGCTGGCGCCAGACGGGCGCGAGGTGCTGGCGACGACGAAGGTGACGTTCCTGACGCCGCTGACGCTGACGCTTCGCGATCGGCTCACGCTGCCGGATGGCACCACCCCGCCCCTCGTGGCGATCGAGGGCCTGGTGGATCCCGGGGCGAGCAGCCCGGGGCACCCCTACCTCCTCGAAGTGTGGATGGGATAGCCCCCGATGGCCTCGGCGCTCGTGCTCACGCCTCCGCCGGTGACGGTGCTGGTGGCCGCCACCACCCGCCTAGTGGGCGACCTCCGCACCGCGGCGGCGGACGCCATCCGCGTGGAACACGAACGGATCATGACCACGGCCAAGCGCCGGACCCCCGTGGACACGGGGGCGTTGCGCGCCAGCGGGCACGTGCAACCCACGCGGGGCGAGGCGGGGGGCCGGCTGGTCAGCGTGGGGGGGTTCGGCGGGCCGGCCGCCCCGTATGCCGTGGTGGTCCACGAGGACCTGACGGCGCGGCATCCGGTGGGCCAAGGCAAGTTCTATGAAACCAGCTTGCTCGAGGCGCAACGCGGCCTGGCCGAGCGGCTCGCCGCGCACATTCGCCGGCGCATGACGGCCTGACATGCCGCTGAATCCGACCGCGACGATGACCCTGGCGGACTACGAGGTGCTCGACGTCGGCGTGCGCCTGCACTTCGTCTCGCCGAATCCGGGGGCGGGGCAGGCGTCCGATTACGACGTCGTCGTCTCGGACGTGGAGCTCGCGAGCACGAAGACGCAGGCCGAGTTGGCGGCTCTCGTCAAAGGGGCACTCAATCGCCGCCTCTTGGCGACGGGCATTGCGGGTGACCTTGCCGGCTTCGTCGGCCAATCCCTCGTGCTCGATGGCGTGACCGGGCTCCCGCCCGATCCGCTGACGGGGCTCAGTAACGCCCTGATGCTCACGCCGTGGTCGCCTGCGTCGCTCGGGGTCGAGCTCGCCGCGCTGGGCGTGGCGGCCCCGTCGAGTACGGCCTGGGGGACGGCGAATCTGGCCCGCATCGTCCCGATCGTGGTCGTCAAGACGGTGGAGGTGGTCAAGGCGTTTTGGGGCAACGGGGCCTCCGTTGCCGGCAACGTGGACGTGGCGATCTACGGCACCAACGCGGAGCGATTCTGCGCGACGGGCTCGACGGGGCAGGTGGGCGTCAACGTCCTCCAGGAGGCGACGTTGACCGGCACGCTGCGCCTCACCCCGGGCCGCTACTACATGGCGCTCGCGCTGAGCAGCGCGGCGGCGACGGTGCTCGCGAGCGCCCCGTCGGTGCAGTTGCTCAAGGCATTCGGGACCGCGCAGGCGGCGTCGGCGTTTCCGCTGCCGGCCTCGATCGTCCCGGCGGCGACGGCGTCGGCCGTGTTGCCGTTCTTCGGGGTCTCGCTCCGCAATCTCGTCACATGAGGACGATCTAGCGATGCGGGCCGAGTGGCACGCGCTCTCCGCACTGGGGCAACAGGTCACCGTGAGCGCCATTAGTCCCGGTGGCGCGTATAGCAGTCCAGCGACCACAAGCACGCTGTTCCCGACGGCGAACAAAGCTTTTTATTTCCCGGTGCGCTTGGCCAAGCCCTTTCGGCCGGCGCTCATCTTTTGGGGCAATGGCGCGACCGCCAGCGGGAACGTGGACGCGGGCATCTATGACCTCGCGGGCACGCGCCTATTCTCGACGGGCTCCACGGCGCAGAGTGGGACCACCACGCTCCAAAGCGTGTCAGTGAGTGGCCTGCTCCTCGCCGCCGGCCGCTATTACGTGGCACTGGCGGCGGATAACACCACGGCCACGTTCCTGCGCGGCGCGCAAAGCGTGACCCTCCAGCGCGGCTACGGGGCGCTCCAGCAGGCGAGCGCCTTTCCCTTGCCGGCCACGGCGACCTTCGCGGCGCTCGCCTCCACCATGCTCGGAATCCCCCTCCTGGGTCTCAGCCGAAAGGCCGTGCTGTGATCGGGGTCGAGACCCTACTGCCGGCCTCCGTGATTCATCCGGAATCCATGGAATCGCTCGGGGCGAACTGGCGCACGACTGGGGCGAACGCCTTAACCTCGGCGGGCAGCGCCACGTGGCCGGCGGATGACCTCGCCCTGTACGTCCCGTTCAGCCTCAACCGTCCGATGCTGGCGGTGAAGGTGTGGTGGTTCAACGGGGCGACACTCGGGGCCGACGCCGACGTGGGGATCTACAGCTTCGATGGCACCCGACTCGTGTCCGCCGGGGCGACCGCGCAGAGCGGCACGAACCAGATTCAGATCGTGGACATCACTGATACCCGCCTCGGGGCGGGCGACTTCTTCATGGGGCTGTCCCTCAGTGTGGCGACGGCGACGGTGCTGCGGTCGACCGTGACGGGGGCGTATCTGTTGCGCGCGCTCGGGATGTTCGAGGAAGCGGGCGCGAATCCGCTTCCCGCGACGGCCACGTTCGCGACGCTGACGCAAGCCTACATCCCATTCTTCGGGATCTCCGGGGTGGTGACCCTCTAAATGGCCATCACGACCCACGCGAGCGGCACGACAGGCCAGACGAGCGGTGGCGCCGAGACCGACATCGTCAGCATCAACGCGGCCGGGGTCTATCGCCTCAAGCTCGATCTGAACCTGATGGCGGCGGGCGACGTGGTGTACATCCGGCGCTACCTGATCGGCAAGACGGGCGGCACGAGCCGGAAGGCCGGGTTCTGGGGCTTCTACGGCGCCCAGGACGCCGAGGCGCTGATCGTAGATTTCGGGGACGACTGGAACGACCTGACGGACTCGGACAGCGTGCAGTACACCATCGAGCAGCCGTTCGGGACCACGCGGGCGCTGCCCTATGGGGTGATGGTGGACAGCGGCGGCGGGGCCTCAGCCGGCGACATTGCCGACGCCGTCTGGGATGAGGACGCGACGGCCCACCAGGCGCAAGGCACGTTCGGCCAGGCGATCGGCGATCCCGGGGCCGATACCAACTCGATTCATAAGGCGGTCGTGACCGATGCGTCCGGGGCGACGGTCGGGGCGGATGCCACGGCGATCAAGGCCAAGACCGACAGCCTGACGTTTACCGGCGCCAACAAGGTCGACGCCTCGCTGCGGGACTGGCTCGGGACGGCCCCGAATGCGCTCCAGAGCGGGCGCGTCGATAGCTACCTCGGGGCGGCGGCGGATGCGGTGCTCACTGCCGCGAAGTTCGCGGCCGGCGCGTTCGACGCGGTGTGGAGCGTGGCGGCGCGCATCCTGACCGCGGCCACGAACATCACGAGCACCGGGGGCACCACCGTTACGCAGACCGGGGATAGCTTCGCGCGCCTCGGCGCGCCGGTCGGGGCGAGCGTGTCGGCCGATGTCGCCGCCGTGAAGGCCGACACCGCCGCAGTCAAGGCGAAAACCGACAACCTGCCGGCGGACCCGGCGGACGCCTCCGACATCGCGGGCGCGTTCACGACCGTGAATACCAAGCTGGACGCGATTGACGATTTCGTGGACACCGAGGTGGCCGCGATTAAGGCCAAGACGGACAACCTGCCGTCCGATCCGGCTGACCAGTCTCTCGTGATCGCGGCGACGGATGCGATCCTCGCGCGGCTCGGTCTGCCCGTTGGGGCAGATTTGAGCGCCGACATTCAGACGCGCCTCGCGAGCGCGTCGATCACCCTGACGGGCGGCAAGGTCACCCCGATCGACGTGGACGGGCTCACGCATGCGAAGGCGATGGAAGTCATCATCGCCGCGGTCTCGGGCGTGACGGTGCCGTCGGGGTCCCAGGTGGCGTTCAAGAAGCGCGACGGGACGACCACGACGTTGACGATCACCTATGGCGTGTCGCCCGAGCGCACGGCGAGCGTGGTGGCCTGATGCAGCACTGGCACGCGTCCCATTGGGCCGACAGTCAGTGGCACCCGTCGCACTGGATGGATCAACCGGACCAGGCGGTCGAGCCGTTGCCGTGGGAGCCCCCGACGATTACCGGCACCAGCGGCCAGACGAT